ATTAGCATCTTTCTTTTCTCTAATAACCCAAACAGCAAAACCATAACCAGGTAGCCATCTACCTACTTGTGGCATTTGTAAATCTAATTTTTGTACTTCATCATACGCATTAACAATACGAGAAATCTTTTCAGCTTTCATTCTTGCTCTATCAGAATCTTTACCATTAGGTACATCAACTTTTAAGTTAGGAATGCGACCAATCTTTTGTGACAAGTGTTCTAACCCTGACATCATTAAATTTGGTACAGGTACTTGCCAATCTTGAAAACCTTTTAATTGGTCACCAAGTAATGCAGTAATACCATCAGGTCCACCATTCATAATTGCACGAATACGCCCACGAGTTGTGTAAGCACTTTGATTATCAAAATGTAATTGTGTTATAGCGTATTGTATTTCTTCAGGTGTCATTATCCCCAAGGGCTTTCATTCATATCGCTTATATTCCATTCTCCAAAACTAGGTGTATAATCTAATCCTACCTCAGCTAATCGTTCTTTTCCTAATCTTCTAATAACTTTTAATGGAAACCAACTAGCCATTACGACATCTGATTTATAACTTCTTGCCTTGCTAGCTTTACTAGCAGCACTTGAAAAATAAATTAGTTGCCTACGATATATATTACTCTTAGTTTCACTTTCTGTGTCACCATAAGGCAAATTTATTAGCTTTTCTTCAAACATTCTTTGCATACTACCAACACCATAAATTGGGTCATATTTGTTTTTTTGTGTCTGGTGTCCTTCTAAATAAATACCAAATCTACTACAGTAATCTTTTATTGTTACATCTTGTCTTATAGCTTTTTGAAAACCATTTTCTTCAATAACCCAGTGAGCAAGTCCATACTTCTCATACCATTTCTGTATTGAGTTTTTAGCTTGTATTACTCCACCACCTTCTTCATTTTCTATATCTACTAAATACAGTTCTCCTGTTTCTGGATTAGCTGCCCACAATACACAAGCCTGAAAACCTGTAGATGCTGGGTCAAGTCCTGCAATTAAATGTGTTCCTGCAGGTACCTGCCCAATTCTTCTATTAACATCTCTACACTGGTCTATATCATCAGAATTAAACATAGTAATACCTTCAACAAATGCTTTGTTAAGATACACCATCTCAAAGATTGCTCTACCACCTGTCGTGTCAGCATTATCTTTCTGACCCATTAACCATTTGTAAGTTCGTTTACTTGCCCACAACATACAGTCTTTATGTAATTCAAACTCTGTTTCTGGTAGTACACACTCTAAACTATGTGCCTCCTCTACTCGTGTTTCAAACTGTGGGTTCTCTAAAAGAAAGTTATATAAATCTTCAGGATGCTGTCTAGAGCCAATAACAACTACAGCAGTATGTTCCTCTTTCCTGGAAGATAATGTTGTAGTCCACCATTGCCTAGTCTGCTCTCTAGCACTCGGCTGTATTGTAGTGCCATGGTCCTCAATGTCGTCTGCAATAATCAAGTCACAGTCACGAGATAGAATCTTTCCACCTTTACCTACAGCTACCATAGTCGGACTCTTAATACCTGTAATTGTTCTTGTGCCTACAGTAAACTGTCCAGAACTCCAAGACTTACCACTTCTAACTTTAGGTTGAAACTTTACACCTGGTCCACATATCTCTTCTATTAACAGTTCATTATTTTCTAATTGGTCAAGTACAGAACCTACAGCGTTCTTAGCTATGTCCTCGTTACCACCAACCCACATAATTCTGATGTTAGGGTTTTTACATATCTGCCATACAGCAAAGTGCGTTAGTAAGTCAGTCTTACCATGTCGTGGTGGGCTAAGTATCATTTGTTGTCCACCTGTATCTATAGCGTGAACAATGTCATTAATCCAACTTTCGTGAAACTCTGCTGTTTCGTATAGGTCGCCTGTTTCTGTTTTAAAATACCTATCTCTAAAATTTTTAAAATCTTCTAAGGATTTAATAGTTTCTGATGATACTTCCCAATCTTCTCTTGCTTCTACAAGTTGTTTATCCTGCTGATAAGCTGTATACATTTTTGTAACAACACTTCTAGCAATATCCATTTTGTCTGCAACCTGTTGATGTGTAAACTTTTTATTCTCTAATGCAACAGCGTACTGTTTGACAAACTCTTCATAGTGTTGTCCTCTAGCTGCTGCTGTTTCTTTTGGTTTAACAGGTGGTTTATTCTTTTTGTTTTTTAAATAGAAAAATCTATTTTTACATTTCTGTGAACAGTAAGGTGAAGCATTTCTGCTTTGCTTTCTACACTGCTCCCCAATAACATCATTGAGTTTGCATATTGGTCTTGGCATTATTTCTTTTTAATTTTTTTTACTTTGCCATTTTCTGTTCTAGCAAACTTATGTGTTTTAGTTTCTCTAATAAGAGTTCCTGAGTAGCGTTTACCACCCCACATCCAGCTAACTTTTTTAGCCATACTCTCTCCTTACCAAGCTCTACACGACCAATATCGTGCAGTTGTTTTATCCTTAGCAGTACTACATTTGTGTCTAGCACGAAACGAAGCTCTAGCCTCTGGATTGTTTTTTCTAATCTTCATATTAGGGTCGCCAAACATTATTTTCTTGACTTTGCCATTTTTCATTACAAAGACTTTAGACTTCTTACGACCATAGCCAGGCTCACCCTTACGAATAGGGCTAGGTGAATTTAACTTCACTTTCATTCCTCGCCATTCAGCCATTACTTCCTCTTCTTAACTTTATTTTTTTTCATCCCTTTTTTAGGGTTGTATCCTTTTTTTGGCATTGTATCTCCTATACTATATGTTGTATGAGTGATTATATTAAAGGAAAACAATATCCTAATCATAAACCCTCTACTACATATAGTAGTGGAAGAGTCTGCGTTCACAAAGAATGTCAGACAGTTATTTCAAAATACAATAAATTTAAATATTGTAATAATCATAAACCAAAAACTTATCCTCGTATAAAAGGTCGCCAAGCTCCTACTGATTTACAAGATCCAGTGGGGTAAAAATTTTTTTTTATTTTAAATAACCAAAAATTACTCATCTCTTTTTGAGCAAGTAAACACTCCTGACATTGATTATATTTGCAACACTTACTCACTATTCAAAGAAACTTTCTAAATCGTTTACACCACAAGTAGGGCATAAGCCATCAGTAAGCTGATCTGCCCAAAAGGGATTCAGGCACTGGTCGCAATCAACTGCTGGTATATCTGTCATTTTCTATTCTTCTTCTGCTACATACTCAATTACATCTATTGAGTAATCTATATTATGTTGTACTAACAAATCTTTTTGAGTATTTTGTTTATGTTCCCATATCATTTTAATTAATTTTTGTGATTCTTTTATATCTTCAGTATCAACAATGTAATCTTCAGTAGTACTAAAAGTAAACATAACTTTCATATTTTTCCTTTCTATACCCTAGACTAGGAGCTAGGGATTTTGGGTTAATCACAAACAGGGAAGTGTTTTTGATACTTTATTATAAACCAGATTAGAAAGTAAGTCAATAAACAAAACCCTGTATTGCTACAGGGCTTTGTACACGTACAGTCTGTCCATTTACTGTAATGAAAAATATAACAATCCACAAAAACATTTCATCTTAAACAATACCTTCAAGTACACCACATACTTAAATTTTAATGAAAAGCCTTTCTTTCTTATTATAAATTGAAGCATATCCTCATATGCTGCACCTGGTCTTTCCAGGTACTTGCATATTAGTAGAGTTGTGATACTATGACAACAACAAACAAAACATTTCTCTAGCTCTAAGGAAAGGAATGTTGGATCAACACTAAAGGGAACGTGGACTAGCTGGACCATCTTAACTAGGGTAATAGCCTATTACTTCACATATTTATTTGTTACTATTTTTAGTTCATTCTGGTTTTGGGAGGGAGTGACACAGGGTTAGAACCACAATAAAGAAACTACAACTAGAATAAACATTATGAAATGCACAGAGTGTAAACAACCACTCAAACAGATCAGAGATAATACTTATTACTGTATTAGTAGTATTACTATCTGTAGTTTATCTACCAAGACAGTGCATATTTCTTAGTAAAAGTTTCCAAGGATTTACTGGTGTGTTACGTTACACTACGGGCATATTCATATTGACATTTGGATACATATCTAAACAATGCAACATAATACAGATTATAGGTCAACTTATTTTTCTTAGTGTTTATAGCGTTTTATCTAAGAAATACTAAGAAATAAGACAAAGTGAAAAACATAAGATATATTTTTTTTAATAACGGGTGTACGGTGTTTTAATATGGATAACGATAATAAGATTATCTTCTTATAACTTCCTCTACACTTCACAACAATAACCAACTAAAAGAAATCTAATTAAATACTTTGTATTACTTCTGTAATGTGTATACTGAAGGTTACAAACATAAAGGGAGAAGAAATGACTATAAAAGAAATAGCCGAATCAATTAATAATAATGAGTTAGAAGAAATTAATTCATTATTGAATGAGTTAACAACAAATAGCAAATTAAGATTAAGAGATATTTTAATCGCTTATTGTGTTGATATTAATGAGCCGATTTATTTTGATAGTGATTTAATTTGTACACATTCAATGTTTGATGAATGTTACTATCATAATGAAATAGTAAAAGAAGAATGCAACTAAAAAAGGAAGTAATGAAAAATGAATCTAACAAGTGTGTAACTTGTAACAAAAAAATAAAAGGTAATTATTTTTTTATATACTGGGAGTACTATCACGATAATAATAAATGTTTAGATTTTCATTATACAAAAGAAGAATATAATGAATTATTTGATAGTAAAGAAAATGAAGATAAACAATTTGTTTATTGGTCACAATTAGAAGAAAGCGAATAAATAATGGATATAAATAAAGTTGAGTGGGTTGATATCTTAGGTAATCCAATAGGCAGTACAGAAGAAAGATATGAAAAACTAGCTAAACAAATAGAAGAATATAACAAAAAGAAAGCGGGTAAGTAATGGATATAAAAGAAACAACAACACCAAAAGAAACAATACAAAGATTGTTTGACTGGTCACACAATTACGAAAAGGGTATTAATCCTTTTTGTGTATACCTTGACTTAATAGGATATAGCGAATCGTATTTTGGTGAAACACTCGTCAAAAATCCTAACGAGTGTTTAGGTTACCTGGAATATACAATGCTAGCCGAGTGTTTATCTTTATTTGAAAATAATGGTTATGAAAGAATTTATAATATTATTGACGAGATCACACAAGAAGAAGAATAGTTAAACAGTTAGGCACCATTTACCTTTGTTGGTGGTGCTTATAGTGTTTAACGGTTAGACACTAAAGGGAGGTAAAGAAAATGACTAAATTTGAATTTGTTACATTATGCAATGAAAATTTAATTTATCCAGGATTAGCGTTAGAGAATGAAAACATTGTTAAAGCTCTAACTAATAGAAATGATAAGT